TTACTCCTACATCTCTATCCCATAAATAATTTCATCAATATAAAAAATAAAAAATTTTATTACCTCTTTAACTATTAGTGCTATGTATATATAACAAATTATGTTAAAGTTTACAAATATATTCTATTTTACTTGTTTATTAAAAATATTCTTCGTAACTTTGTAAAATAAAATAAAGAGAATGAAAAATAAATACCTTGATAAAGAAGATATAGAAAGTTTAGGGTTTAAAGAATCTAAAACAGATATAAATTGGTATGATTATAAAAATGATAGATATTGGTTATATAAAGAAGATACTAAAGATTGGAAATGGATAATTAGTGATCAACAATCTGAAATATCATTTGCAGGTGCAATTAAAAACAAATCAGAACTTAAAGTATTACTAAAACAATTAAACATAAATGAATAAACTAGATAGACATAAAGATGGTAATAGGTTAATACCATTAAAAGAAATAAGTAAACCACTAATAGGTAGGTTTAAAAAAGTAAATGGAAAAGAGGTGTTTATAGAAAAAAAATAAAAATAATTAAAAAAAAATTAGGAATATTCAAATATCCATCGTACCTTTGTATTATATTAAAACAAAAACTATTAAATTAAACAAATGAAAGATTTTTTAAAACAACCAAAAGCAATATTTATTGGTATTGCATTACTACTTAATCTAGGATCACTAGCTTTAGTATTTACAGGTAAGATAGACTTTACCACTTTTGTAACATCAATTAGTACAGTGTCAGCTGCTGTGTTTGGACTATATCAATTTTATATTAAGAAAGCTATTATTACAGAAGTGAATACTATAGTAAATCAAGCTAATGCTATTCAAGATGAAAACTTACATTTAAGAAAAGAAATAGACAGAATGAATCTTCAAACTAGTATTAAAAAACATAATTCTGATTTAGTAACTAAAAATATTGGTGATACTTGTTGTGACTTACCAGATCAATGTGTAGAATCAGAAGCAGAAAGCTGCGTTAAAGAGATGGAAGTTACGGGTAGTAAAGAATTATCTAAAGAGAAAAGTACAGACCCAGTAAGAAAACCTAAAAGAAAATACAACAAAAAGAAAAAAACAGACTAATGAACTACACAGTTACATATTATAAAAGTGATGGTTGGGACACAACCGAAGACTTTAAAAATGTAACTTCCCGTGAGAAAGCCGAGGAAATCTTTGAAGACTACCTCGGCAGGGAATTGGGAAGTGAATTAAAAGAAGGTCTTATATCAGATCAAGAGTTTAGAAATATTGTTTGTAATGGAATTTACACGTATAGTGATAATGATTTAGAAGTAACAATATCTATAGAACTAACAGAAGACATATTTGGAAAAGAGAATGAGTAAAATATTAAGCAACGCAGAAGCAAGAGAAAAATTACTAATAGGTACAAAAAAAATAGCAGATGCTGTTCTTAGTACATATGGACCAGATGGTCATAATGTAATTATTAGTCAACCAGATGGTAGTAGGTTTATTACTAAAGATGGTGTATCAGTAGCAAAAGAAATTAGTTCAGAAGATAGGTTTGAAAATGAAGCTATACAAATGTTAAAAGAAGCATGTTTGCTAACTAATACGCAAGCTGGTGATGGGACAACTACTTCAATGTTGTTTGCAAAAACTATTATAGAAGAAGGTTTTAAATCTTCTACTAACGGTATTACACTCAAAAGAGAATTAGAAAAATGCTTACCTGATATTATAAATTATATAGACACTTACAAAAGAGAGTGTACAATAGATGATATATATGATATTGCAATGGTATCAACAAACGGTGATAAGAATGTATCAAAACTAATACTAAGAGTTTTTAGTAGTAACATTGATGCTGATGTATTGTTTGATCAATCAAAAGATAAAACTACTACAACAGAATTTATTGAAGGGTATTCAACAGATGGTAATGTATTCAATTCTCAATATGACTATACAGAAGATACATTATCACATTCTAGAGTATACGCAGTAAATGGTAAGATTGATAATGTAAGATCTATGAGTATTTTCTTACAAGAAATAAAAAATGTAAATGAAAACATAATTATTATAGCAGAAGAGTTTTCTAATGACATTCAAAAAATAATATACAATAACAGACAACATTGGAGTATTAAGCTTATTAAATCACCAGGTTATTCATCAGGTAGATTAGAAACGCTTGAAAACATTAGAGCTTACACAGGAGCTACTAAAGTGTTAAACACAGCACAATTTTACAAAGGTTTAGATTACGGATTTGTAAAAACTTTTAGTGGTAAGAATGGTAGGTTAATATTTCATAATGATAATATAGAAAATAAAGAATTAACACAAAGAATTAAATTTTTAAAAGCTAAACTAGATAAGTCTACTGATGGTTACGAAATAGAACAGTTATCAGCACTACTTAGTAAATTTAAATGTGGTATTAGTATAATTAACATAGGAGCAGGATCAGAAATAGAATATAGAGAATTACATGACAAACTAGAAGATGCAGTAAATGCATGTAAGTCAGCTTTATTAGATGGTATAATATTAGGTGGTGGTATTACAGCAATGGAAATAGCTGATAAGATTGATAACAAAATATTAATTAAAGCACTCAATGATCCTTGGTCTATATTAAATTGTTATGACAAAGAAGAGATAATTGAGAATAAAATATATGATCCATCACTAGTGCTTAAGTGTGCAATTACAAACGCTATAGCAGTGGCAGGAACAATACTAACAACTAATACAATCATTATAAATGGGGATAGCTAGACAACAACGTAGAGGTAAAGTAGATCAAAATGGTAACAAGATACCTAAAAGACCTTTTAACAATAGTAAAAGAACTAAAGGTAGACAGACACAAGTTGATATGCAATTTCACACAAGTGAACTTACAAAGCGTATTACATATGTAATGAAACTTGCTAATGAAATTAAAAAAGCAGGTTTAAAATTAACTCTTGACAACTTTGGTAAAACAGTTAGACAATTTGATAAAGAAAATATGTTTGACGAATATGAGCAAGCTATAATGTTAAAGATTACAAACGATGAATAAATATAAAAAAGATCCTATTGATAAATTTAAAAATGGTAAAAATTTTATTAAATCTGTCAGTGTAAAGAAATCTTTTACAGAAAAACAAAAAAGAGAAAATAAAACAATTAAAAAAATAGTTAAATTATATTTAGATAATTTTATTTATGAAAAAAAAGAAGATTCAAGTAAATTAAATAGAATAATAGAATTAGAACATGAAAATGCTGATGTTATTATAAACATAAATATAAAATTAAAAGATAATGAATAAAAAAATTACTCTTAAAAACGTAAAAGCATTTGTAAAAGGTAATTTTTTATATTATCAAAATGAAGTTTTTAGTAGACCATTACACATAAAAGAACAAGTAATATATAGACTTAATATTTGTAAAGATGATTGTCTAATAGAAAACGAATGTGTTTATTGCGGATGTCCACCAAAAAAGAAAAGTCATTTAAAAGAAAGTTGTAATGAAGGTAATAGATTTCCTGATTTGATGGATAAACAAAAATGGCAAGATTACAAAAAAGAAAATGGAATTAATATATAAATATAAAACATTTAAAGAGGTTGAAAAAATATTAACATTAACATTAGAAAAAAGTCAAAAATTAAACAAAATACTTAATTCAGATGTAATAATTTATAAAAATGGTAGACTTTGGAACTTAAAATTAATAATAAATAAAAAATAATGAATTACGATGATGAAGAAGTAGAATTTTGTAACGCTTGTAAAAGCTTATTTATAAAAGAAGATGAGTTAGGTAATGTATGGTGTGGTGATTGTGATAGCCTAGATCATACTTCAGTTTTACCAACTATATTTGATTATTTTGAAAAATATGGCTTTAAAGCTATAGATGGATAGCACAGTAATTAAAATATTAAATATACCAATATATGATAATGATGAATCAGAAGAACCAACATCTTATAAGTTAGTATATTTACCATCTAAAATAAACTCACACACAATAGAAGAAATACACGCTAAAGTAAGTGAAAACGGAAAGCTTTATAAAAATGTATCAACATTAAGAACTGATAAAGATCAAATGTATGATATAGTAGGTAATTATAAAAACGAAAACAAAAGACTGTTTACAGTTACAAAAAAAATAGGATATTAATGGCTAAGGAAATAAATTTCAATATTAGATTAACAGAAGAGCAAAAAAATGTTAAATCACAAATACTTCATAAACCTGTTAATTTTATATTAGGTAACGAAGGAACAGGTAAGACAATGCTCGGTGTAAATATAGCTTTAGATTTATTTTTTAGAAAAGATACTATATATAAGCAAATTATTATAACAAGACCTACTGTAACAACAGAGGATTTTGGATATCTTCCTGGAGATATTAATGATAAGCTTGGTCCTTTTTTGGCTCCTATATATGAAAATATAAAAAATGTATATTCTAACAATGATACAAAGAAAAACAAAATAGACAAGCACTTACAAAACAATGAAATAAGAATACTACCAATAGCCTTTACAAGAGGTGTAAGTTATGATAACGCAATAGTTTTAGTAGATGAGTTTCAAAACTGTACTAAAGATCAAATTGAGATGATTATAGGTAGATTAGGTAAGACATCTAAACTTATTTTTACAGGTTCTAACAAACAAATAGATTTAAAAAGAAAAAGTGATTCTTGTATAACTATTGTTGACAAAATAAAACATAGTAAATACGTTGGTGTTTATGATTTAACTATAAATCACAGACATGCAGCTGTAGAAAATGTTTTAAACATAATTAGAAATGAATAATGGAAATTTTAAAATACCATGTAGCAAAAAAAGTTTTTTTAAAAGATGGTTATTAATAACTCAACCTTTTCATAAACTTAAACCTAGACAAGTATCTATACTTACTGAATTACTATATTATCATAATTTAATGAAAGATGACCATGATGACGAAGATGAATTATGGGAAGCCGTTTTTGATTACAGTATTAAATTAAAAATAAGAAACGATTTAAAGATAGAAGATCATATTATACAAAATAGTCTTACTATACTTAGAAAATCAGGAATTATAAATAAGAGAAGAATAAAAGAACAATTTATACCAAAAATTAAAAACGGTAAATACATATTAAATTTTGAATTTATAATAGATGAATAAAATTATACACGCAATAGGTTTAATATCAAACAGAAGAGATATTGAAATAAAAGAAGTAGTAGATAGCGTGTATGAGTTTATGATATCTGAAATAGAAAAAAAAGATTTAAAAAACGATGAAGAAACTAATTTTTTTCATCAACACCTTGGTAAGTTTTACTTTAATAAGAAGATTTACAACAAAATAAATAAATTAAATAAAAATGATTAAAACAGCAGACATTAAAGATTTGGAATTAAATTTTACACCACATAGAGGTAGTTATTTAATGACAACTAACAAGTACTTGGCAGCTAACGATTTAGATTTTTCAGACAGTCAAGAACCTATTTTTGATGAATATCAATATGTAGCAGCAGTAGGAGATGGATGTCATTTTCATGTAGGAGACAAACTTTTATTAGATTTAGAACAATTTTTAACACATAAAAAAGATCCTAGAAACACAAACGAAGTTATTAGTCAATTGGAATTTAAAAGTGTAGAAATTCAAGATATAATGTTTATTCTAGTAGACGATAGCCGTAGATTTGTAAAAGGAAAAATAGAAGACTAATGACAAGTATACTTAGAACATTTGAAACTAATGAAAACTTTTGGTTAGTAAACCCATCGTTCCTTACTATTAAATTATATAGTAACTTACATAAATCAGATAAGTCTAAGGACAAATTAAATAGCTCACAAACAATGTGGGCTATTGCTTTTTTAATTGATCCACATACGGACAATCCTTGGAAAAACTTAGCTACTGTAGATAAGCGTGATTTAATATATAATGATTTTTTTAAAATAAATTGGGATAAAAATGAAGATTTAATAGATGAGTATTATAAAAGATGTCTTACTCTTGCTGAAAAAGATTTTTATGATATGCAAGAAAAAATGCACGAAAGAGCTTTGTTTATTAAAAACACAAAGTATAGTCTTGATGAATTTGAAGAAGTAGATGGACGTAGTAAATTAGTTAAAGGTACAGCACCACAGTTAGATAAAATGGTTGTTGAAACTAAAAAAATATACGAACATTTAGATGCCATAGAACAGTTAATGAAAAAAGACCAAGCAGATGGAGGAAAAACAAAAGGAGGAATGCAAGAAAGTGCAGCAGAACAAGGATTACTTTAAATAAAGTATTATAATGAATATAGTTAGATCACCATCAATACCTGTTATAAATAACAGAAACAATTTCCTTATTTCTAAGGTGCCTAAATTGCATCCTAGTAGTATAAGTTATCTTAAATATTGGAAACTTCATAAGAAACGATGTATAGAAGGATTATGGGGTATAGATGACGCATCTGTAACTATGAATGTGGATGAAGAAATAAATTACAATAAAGAATCAGATAGTTATCGTTATATGCCTGGTAATTTATATTTTTATGTAAACTTTGGTACAATACTTCATCAGGATGAAAACGGTCCACGTTCAGCACCTAAAATGAAAATGAGACCTTATCTTAGAGATATTGAATGGGGATTTTTTTATAACTGGTTAGAAGGTCGTGGTTTTTCAGGATTTTCAAATGATAAAGAATTTAGTTCTGATACTAGATTATTAACATTAGAAGAAGATAAATTACCTGACAATCTTAAAAATTTAAAATATATAACACCTAGAGAAAACCTTAGAATGCTAAGAAATAAACCTCTAGGTATACCTTTGTATAATAATCAAGCACATAACTTATTTATGTTGGGTGCAAGGGGTTTTGGTAAAAGTTTTATGGTTGGTGTAGGTGTAGTTTTATATGAGCTATTATTTGATGGAGCAAAAGAATATACTAAACATTCATTAGAAAATCCTTACAAAGTTGAAATATTTGTAGGAGCTGCTGTATCATCTAAATCTGCAGATATATTATCTAAAACAAAAGAGGCAATGGAACACTTGCCTGGTGACTATATAGATTCAAATGGACGCTATTACCCATCACCATTAAATAAATCAATGGCAGGTGGATTAGGACCTAACAATATAAAAAATCCATGGAGACATGAGTACGATAAGAACGTTGGTGGTACTTGGATTAAATTAGGAACAGGTAGTAATATTAAACATGGTATATATACCACTGAAAACCCAGAAGCAGCAGCAGGAACAAGACCTGGTGTTATGGTCATAGAAGAAGTAGGGCTTATGACTAATGTACTTAAAACACATGGTTCTAACATAGCATGTCAAATGGAAGGTGATTGGAAGTTTGGATCATCCGTTTACCTTGGTACAGGTGGTAACATGGAAAAAATTATTGAATCAGAAGTTATATTTAGAGATCCAAAACCATTTCAATTTTTAGAATTTGACGATGTTTGGGAAGGAACTGGTAAGATAGGATGGTTTGTACCTGCAGTATATGGTATTAACAGTTTTAAAGATAAAAACGGTAATACAAATTTTGCAGAAGCTTATGATTACAAATTAGAAGAAAGAGCTAAAGCTAAAAAAGCTAAATCTACATCAGCTCTTGATTTAGAAATGATGAACTATCCTTTAGTTCCATCTGAAATGTTTCTTAGTAAAAAAGGTAATAGATTTCCAATTGCAGATCTAAAAGAACAACTTAAAAATGTAGAACAAAATCCTAAAGAATATGCTAATAAGCATTGGTATGGTGATCTTGTATTTAATTCAAAAGGTGAATTAAGATTCTCACCAAAAGACATGAGAGAAGTTGTACATAAATATCCTATACTTGACAACTCAATACACCCAGGTGTTATAGAATTTTTTGAAATGCCTAAACGTAATAAACAAGATGAGGTGTTTCCTAGTAGATATTACGTAGGAACAGATACATATGACGATGATGATAGTACTACTAATTCATTAGGTTCATCAATAGTAATGGATGGATGGACTAAACGTATAGTAGCTGAATATACAGGTAGGCGTAACACAAGAGAGTTTTATGAAATAACTAGAAAGTTAACAATGTTTTATAATGCTTTAAATAATTATGAAAATAACAAAAAAGGTTTATTTTGGCATTACGAAAAAAAGAAATCACTTAATAGACTTGCTGATACACCTGAATCACTTAAAGATGAAGCTAATACTACTATTAGAAAAACAGGTAACACTAGAAAAGGTACACCTGCAACAGTAGGAGTAAATAATTACGGTTTACAACTTATTGAAATGTGGTTAGATAATGACGAATTAGATGATAGAGAAGGTATCACACCTGTGCAATTATTACGTAGTCCAGGAATTATACGTGAACTTATAGCTTTTAATCCAGCAGATAACTTTGATAGAGTATCAGCATTAGGTATGTTATTAATATTAGTTGAAGATAGATATAAAACTATTAAATATTCTTTAGCAAATTCAACTAAACCTAATGTTTCACATTTATCAGAAGATAACTTTTTTAATAAAAACTACGATTATAAAAATTTTAGTGCATATAACAGTAAGTTAACAAAAAAGAAGACACATTTCAATCTTTAAATGCTATTAATTATATAGACACAAACATTAAATAATAAAGAATAAACTTTTTATAAACAAATAAATAACATAGATTTGTACAGATATGGGAAAATTTACATTAAGATCAGCACCAAGACAAAGATTATCACGTTCTGCTAAAACTTCTAAATGGAGAAAAAGCAATGTAGATTACGGAGATAACTATTCATTTTACCATAATGACGTAGTTAGATCTACTTTACAAAACAAAGTAAGTAATTTACATTTATTTAATGGAATAGTAGATAGAAGAGATATACAAAAAGTTATAAATCCTTTTGGGTTAGATGCTTCTTATGTTCCTGATAATATACCACATCACCCTATTGCAGTTCCTAAAATAGAATTGTTAGTTGGTGAAGAAATAAATAGACGTACTGAGTTTAGTGCAATTATAACTAACCCAAATGCTATTTCTCAAAAAGAAGAAAGTAAAAAACAATTTCTTGTAAAAAGTTTAGCTTCATTGATTGAACAATCTGAAGACCCTGCTGAATTAGAAAAGCAGATGAAACAATTAAGTAAAGAAGTTAGATCTTGGCAAGATTCTAGAGAGTTGTTAATTAACAGGTTACTTACTCATTATTCAATTGAATTATCTTTTGATAAAAAATTTAACGGGGGTTTTAAAGATGCATTGTTATTTGCAGAAGAAATTTATCAATGTGATATAGAAAACAATGAACCTACAATGGAAAAATTAAATCCATTAAAAGTTCATGCTGTACGTGGTGGTAATTCATCTAGAATAGAAGATTGTGATTTAATTATATTAGAAGATCATTGGTCTCCAGGAAAAATAGTAGATATATATCATGAAGAATTAAAACCTAAAGAAATTGATGATATAATGGGTTACAGCACAGGCAGCAGTAGCTCAAATGATAATTTTACAGACGATGAAAATAATCATTTATTTATAAGAGATACAGACGTAAATGGTAATGTTATTGATGACTATATAGGATTAGCAGAAATAAACGGTCATAGTTTTAATCCTAATTATACAGATAATCAAGGTAACATTAGAGTGTTAAGAGTTTATTGGGCATCTCTTAAAAAATTACTTAAAGTAAAATTTTACGATGATAATGGTGACGTTCAATATAAAATGATGGACGAAAATTACATTATAGATGAAAATGCAGGTGAAGAAGTAAAATTACTTTGGATTAAAGAATTTTGGGAAGGTACATTGTTAGGTAAAGATATTTACGTTAATATGAAACCTAAAAGAGTACAATATAATAAACTAAACAATCCTTCTTATTCTCACGCAGGTATAATTGGTGAAATATATAATACTAACCAAGGTAGAGCTGTTTCCATGATGGATAGAGCAAAAAACTATCAATACATGTATGATATTATATGGGACAGAGTAAATAAAGGAATACAAAAGAATTACGGTAAAATACTTGAATTAGACTTAGCTTCTGTACCAGATAACTGGGAAATAGATAAGTGGATGCACTTTGCTGTTGTAAATGGTATTGCAGTTAAAGATAGTTTTAAAGAAAGTAACAAAGGTGGATCTACAGGTAAATTAGCTGGTAGTATGCAACAATCAAAAGGTTATTTTGACATGGAAACTGGTCAGTATTTACAGCAACAAATAATGATGCTAGAATACATTAAAACTGAAATGGGTGAAGTAATGGGTATCTCTAGACAAAGAGAAGGTCAAGTAGCCAATAGAGAAACAGTTGGTGGTGTAGAAAGATCAGTAAATCAATCAAGTCATATTACTGAATGGTGGTTTATGAAACATGAAGATGTTAAACGTAGAGTAATGCAATGTTTTATTGATACAGCTAAAATTGCACTTAAAGGTTCTAACAAAAAAGCTCAATATATATTAGATGATCAATCTATAGAAACTTTAAATTTAGATTTTAATGATATTGCTGAAGTAGACTTTGGTATAGCAATTACTAGTTCTACTAAAACTCAAGAATTAAAACAAACTTTACAATCATTAGCACAATCATTTATGCAAAATGGTGGTTCTTTTGCAACGGTAATGGATATTTATTTATCACCATCACTTGCTGACATGAGAAGAAGAATAGAAAGTGCTGAAGAAGATGCTCAAGAAAAATCTCAAGAACAAGCTAAAGCTCAAAGTAAACAACAAGAAGCTTTAATGCAACAACAAGCTGCTGATCAACAAGCTGATAGAGATCTTAAAAAGTATGAAATAGATACTAAAGCTGATGTTGATATGAAAAAAGCAATTATGCAATCTACACATCAAATGTTAGACAGAGATGTTAATGATGATGGTATAGAAGAAGTTGTTGATCCTTTAGAAATTCAAAAACATAAAGATGATATAATGATAAAACTTAAACAAATGAGTAACGATATGTCTATGCATAATGATAATTTAACAATAGAAGAAAAGAAAATAGCAGCATCTAAATTAAAAAACAATAGTAAATAAACGCTATTACACAAACTTAAATATAGTAAAGATATACCTTTATAAGTTTGGAACATACAACAAAATATTAATATATTTGCACAATGGAAGACGATAACGATTTAAACATGGATATGCTTATTGAAGTAGATGGAGAATTAAATCCTTTTACTGATGAAGAAGTTATAGACGAAAAAAAACCAGTAAAACCTACTGAAGAAAACCAAGACGAGGATCTAATAGATTCAGAGAGCGTAGTTGAGGATAATGATATTGAAGATGATATTGATGAAGATAGTGAGGGAGATGATACGTCTTCTTCAAATCCAAATCTATTCAAATCCCTTGCTACTCTTCTTAAAGAAAAAGCATTAATCTCATCTGAAGATTTTGAAGTCAGTGACGAAGATTCTTTTGTAGAACTTTTTAAAAAAGAAATTGAAAAAAATGAACTTTCAGATTTAAGTGAAATTCAAAAAAGTTATCTTAATCAAATTAGAGAAGGTATTCCTCACGAAAAAGTAACTAAAGATTTACAACAATTAGATCAATTAAATACAGTTACTGATGAAGTGTTAGATTCAGACTCTGATCTTAGAAAAAGAGTTATATTTCAAGACTTTGTTAATAGAGGTTATAGTGAAGAAAAAGCAAACAAACATGTTCAAAGATCATTAGAACTAGATGTAGATGTTGAAGACGCTAAGGAAGCAATGCTTTCTATTAGAGAATTTACACAAGCTAGAATGGACAAAGAAAACTTGAAAATTAAAAGTGATTCTGATATTCAAGAAAAAACAAAAGAAGATAATATTAAAAAAATTACAAAAGAAATAGAATCAATCAAAGAAATTATTCCTGGTTACGCTGTTTCTGATAATATTAAAACAAAGATTAAAGATAATATGTTTAAAGTAATAGGTGACAATCCTATTACAAATCAACCAGAAAATTCTCTTATGAAATTTCAAAGAGAAAATCCACTTGATTTTGATAAAAAACTTTATTATCTATATACTATTACTAATGGTTTTAAAAACTTTGATTCTATTAAACAGGATAGTCAAAGTAAAGCAATTCAAGATTTAGAAAGCGCTTTTAATTCCACTACTAAAATGAATGACCCAGGTTCACCATCATATCTTCAAGACCCAGATAGCTATTTTATAGACTTGAAAGGTGATGAGATTGTTGTTGATTAATTATAAATAAAAACAAAAAAAATAAAAATTATGAGTGTAGGTAAATTTGTGATGACTCATGCAAAATCGTTCACTGGTCTAACCACTAGGAATCACCTTGGAGCCATTTGGCATCAGGCTCCTCAGATGGCTACTAAGATCACCACGCAATTATTGCAACAGTCAGGAATGAAAAACATTGATTCAATGTTGAGTATGTTTCCAGTTAAATATTTTGATACAGATGATGATTTCATCTGGAAATTAGCAGGTAGTTCTGAAAGAAACATTCCACTTGTGGAAGCTGTTTTTGAAGGATCTGTTGTTGATGCAAATACAACAGGCGTAGGTGCTGGTAGATTACCTTTTCAATTAGTATTTGAAGAGCCATATTTTACAGACATCATGCAAATTGCTGGGGAAAACCCAGACACTTACCGTGTAATCCTTACAAGTGATGCTCGTCCTGATGGAACGAATCGTTTTGTATATGATGCAGAGGTATTTGGTGATGAAAGTTCTCTATCTGGTATTCCAGGAACAGAATTAGTACCACAATCTAGATGGAGCATTGAAGGAGCTCCAGTTGAAGATGAGCTATCTATTAAAGGTGCTGGTATTCAGTTTAATACTCCTTATACTATGAGAAACTCTTTTTCATACATCCGTATGGAACATAAAGTTTCTGGTAAATTAATTGATACTAAGTTAACAGGTACAATGGGTGTATCAGCTACTATCCCCACGCGTGATAGTAAAACTGGTAAAATTCATGAATCTACTACTTGGATGCAAGAAGTGTATTGGCAATTTGAGCAAGCAATTGCTAAAATTAAATCCCGTACTCAATTCTTTGGTAAGACTAACCGTGATGATAACGGACGTTATCTAAACACTGGTAAATCTAGTATTACTATTAAAGCTGGTTCAGGTATTCGTGAGCAAATGGAAGTTTCTAATACAAGTTTTTATAACTTATTTAGTCTTCGTTTACTTACTGATATGTTATCTGAATTATCTGAAGGTAAACTTGATTTTGGTGAACGTAAGTTTGTAATCAAAACTGGTGAACGTGGTGCTATTCAATTTCATGAAGGTGTAACTAAAGAAGCAATGGGATGGACTTCCCTTGGGTTTGATAATACAAACGTAAATGTTCTTAAGTCTACAAGTTCTAAAATGCACGATAATTCACTTACTGGTGGATTTCAATTTACTGAATGGAAAGCTCCAAACGGTGTTACAGTAACTATTGATGTAGATCCTTTCTATGATGATAAAATACGTAACAAAACTCTTCACCCTAATGGTGGTGTAGCTGAATCTTATAGATATGACATTTTCTATATTGGATCTACACAAGAACCAAACATACAGAAATGTATGGTTAAAGGAGAAGATGAACTTCGTGGATACCAAGCTGGTATTAGAGATCCGTTTACGGGTCGTAGAGGTGGTACTATGAGTAGAATGGAAGATTCTGCTACTATTACAGCAATGTGTACAATCGGTTCTTTGGTATTGGATCCATCAAGAACTGCAAGTCTATTACCTAACGTATAAGGTAATATATATTTTGATCAGACTACAGGAAACTAAATCCTGTAGTTTCTGATTAATTACAAAACAAAACAAAGAAGAAGACAAAATGAATAAAGAAGTAAATTTTAAATTGCCAAATAAAAAAGTAATTGTTCGTTACATACGAAGAAAAGCAGGAATGGCAAGTAACGTTGATGATAAACACGTTATATCAGGTGGGATGTTAAATGGATCAACACGTAAGTATTGTACACCATTAACAAAACAAAAAACTATTAAAAATGTTCTTACAAATAATGAAAAAGACTTTTTAGAAGATACAATGGGAATTGAACTTTCTGTTTATAAAAATACTGAATTTTGGGCAACCAGAAATGTATCTTTAAGAAAAGGAGATAACTATTTAGATTTACTTAACCCAGTTGACTATATTGATTATAAAATACTATTAGGTAACACTAAAGAAATAGTTGTAGGTTTAGAAAATATTAATAAAGATCTTAAATTCAAATTTGTTATTATAGAAGAAGGTGAAGAAAATGAAGTTAAAAGAAACAATTTTTCAACTAAAAAAGAAGCATTTAAATTATATTCTAAGATAGAAGATTCTCAAGAAACATTACGTAGTATAGTTAAACTTGTAGAAAACAAAGCAATATCTAAAACAGCAGATGTAAAGTGGTTACAAGGGCAAGTTGAAGGTATTATAGAAAATAAACCTGAACAATTTGTATCACTAATGAAAGATACAAATTATGAAATTAAAATGTTATTATCTAATGCAGAAGATGCAGAAGTAGTAATAAAAAAGAATCGTAGATATTCTACAGCAGATGGTTTAGATTTATGTTTAGAAGGAGAAATAGCAACGTTTGAAAACGCAGTAAGATATCTTTCAAATCCATTAAATCAAGAATTAGTAGATATTATAGAAGCTAAAACTAAGAAAGCAATTAAAAGTAAATAATAATGACTGCATTAGGATTTAAAGAAAATTTTAATTTACTATATAATAACATTAATTCAATGGCTAGCCCAGGACTTGATGATTATGAAATATCATTATTATTAACATTAGCTCAAGAAGAGTTAGTTAAAAATTATAATGATCCAAAAAGTAATAGTAAATTAGAAGGATTTGAAGGTTCTGATAAAAGAAGAGTAGATTTAAAAGAGTTAATAACTAACTACGTAACAGATACCCCTCTTGTAAATCAAAGTTATAAGCTTTCTAATAATTCAGTTATATATCAAATACCATCAAACGTATTTCTTATTAAACAAGAATCAGTAAAAATTGAAGACCCATGTTCTTTAGGTAAATCAACAGCTTTTAAACAAGTTGGTGTAATACCAAAAACACATGATGAGTATAATACTCAAATAAATAATCCATTTAAAAGACCAAATGATAAAAAAGTTTGGAGATTAGATTACAATTCAAGTGAACCTGGCAGTAACATTATTGAATTAATATCTAGTGTCCCAATTTTAGAGTATCAAATGAGATATTTGAAATATCCTAAAGCTATTATTGTAAATAATATATCACCTAATTTAGCTATTAACGGTGATTTCTTACAACAAACTTCTGAATTAAATATAGAAATTCATAGTGAAATTGTAAGAAGAGCTGTTGAGTTATCTAAATTATCTTATAAATACGATTCACTTGGAAATTTTGTAGATTTATATAAAAGAAAAGAATAATAATAATTTAAATTAAATTAAAATGAGTGTAATAGGAGTAAATCAAGTAGGTCACCTTCTTATTGGTGAAACGTATAATGGGGATCCTAACTTTAGCAACTTTAATGATGCTGATGATAAATCTTTACAAATAGTATCTAAAAATTCGGCGTCATTAGTAGCTGGTCCTTTTAAAATATTTCAAAAAGCTGACGGTATCCCTGGTGGATTTAAGTTTAGTGAAATAATTGACCCAGCTAACATTGAACATATAACAGCAGTTAAACATGTTGCTGCTGAAAATAGAATTTTAAAAGCAGCAGGTTTTTCAGGAACTGTTAGAGGTAATGTTACTTATCAAGTAATGATTCGTTTACTAAATGATGGTGGTACATTATCACCAGAAAATTTTAGATTTATTAATGGGTTCTATGTAACCCCAGGTGATGCTACTGGCTTAGCTTTTTCAGATGTTTTAGCTGGTATAAAACTTAATCTAGAAAAAACGTTAGCTAAAGAAGCTAATACATCTTTTTCAATTACTACTGATTCTAACAGTTTGTCTGTAGAAACAGGAACTAGAAGTTTTGCATTAGGTAAAAAAGATGGTCGCCCTGTAGAATTTGACCTTCAAGTAGCAGTTAGAGATAATGGTGGTGATAACACTGTATCAGATGCTCGTTATAATGACCTTAGTGTTGTAGTAACACAGGCAGGTGGTGCTGGTTCTGGAACAGGTAATCAAGTTGCTAATTTAGAATGGTGTAGAGCAGGTGAAGAAGGTGATAGATATCGTATGATAGGGTATCCTAATAACTTTGATACGCCTTACTTTGCAAATCCAAGTAAAACTTATCACATGATTAATATTGCATATTACCAAGCGCGTACTTCTGTAAATGTTGAAAGACAATACAGAGTAGCTCAAATTGCAGTAGACAATGCTGATCAAGATGCAGGTGGAGCAGGAACAGCATTTACAGCAGTTAATGCTTTAATAGCTGATTTAGAAACAGTAACAGGTAAAACAATAGCTGATTTATCTTAATATTTTTAACTTATAGAGGGGAGAAATCCCCTCTTTATTTAAGTACATATGCAAATTACACAATTTAATATAGTAAATAATACTTTAGTTTTAGAAATAACAGATGCATCAAGTGCATCTTTATTGCGTTTTTGGAATAATAAAACTTATAAAGATTTTAATTTAGCTATAGATTTTTCAAGTAAACTTACAGGAGCATCAACTGAAAATATAGTATTAACATTGTCAGATATAAATGAATCTGTAATTGATGGTATTTATTTTATTGAAGTTGAAGACAGTGATGGTGTTTCAATTGCATATACATATAGTTTTGTAAAATACAAAGAATGTATTTTAGATAAAATTATAAAAAATATAAAATGTAATGATTGTTTAGATTATTTTGATGAAGATACAACTAATGCTCATTCATTATTAATTGCAACAACTTACGCATTAGAATTAGGATTTATAGAAGTTGCATTAAGTAATTTAAATGCTTTAGATAAATATTGTAGTAATAAATGTAAATCTTGTAATTCATATAGTAACATTGTAGATAATTCATTATTTTCATTAAACGATCCTAATTAAAAATATGTCAAATTTAAATAAACAAATAATAGCTTCTACGACTAATGCTTTGTATAAAAAAGCTAAAAAAACTGGATATTTAAATTTAAAAAAAATAAATGTTCTTTATCTTTATGATTATTACATGTCATTTGTTAAAAACGTTGTTGAATATAATGATGAATATGTAATTTTAAGGCAAGCTATATATCAATTAAAAGCTGAATTAGAAGGTATATGTGATTACAAATCTATATTACCTAATCTTATTGTTGTTCCAAATATAACTCCTGATAATACAGCACCACAAATGCTTCAACCTATTAGTGTAAATTTAGGTAATAATAATAATACTTATATTTTAGATATAAGTGAATTTACTGAAGACAATTATTTTGATCAAAACAATGATTTATTAAAAGGTATTTATTTATATATATCTCAAGTTAATACAGGTACTTTTACATATAAAGAAATGCCTTTAACTAATGATATTTATGTAAATCCTTCTGATTTATCTAAAATAATTTATACGCCTAATGATAGTATTTATACTGTTGTATTACCATACAGAATAGACGATGTAAATATTAATTCTTTATATAGTAATATATATAATTTTACAATAAATGTAAACAGAACGTTTATTACTAATGAAAAAGCAACAATAGGAGACGTTACTATATATGTAGATAACAGAGAAATTACACCAATAACATTAACAATGTTAACTAATGAATATAATGATCCAGAAGGAGATATTTTAGATGCAATAAGAATAGATGAAATATCTAGTGCTAATTTAGGTACTTTTTATTATAATAATTTACCATTAGTTATAAATTTAGTTATTTCAAAAGACGACATT